GTTATTTATCCTGCGTACAATGAGTGTAAACTTAATGTGCGATTTACTGATCAATGCTGATAGTGTAGATCAGATGCTAGCAATGAGCAAGCATCAAGCCTTTGGGGCACTCCTAGTTGTGATGATACTATGTGTGTCCTGCCTGTGCCTTTGTTGTGGCACAGGCAAATCTCGCTGGGAGGTGGTTACTGGAGAAATTATGAAGATAGTGGAGTCAACGTCGCCGAATACCGTTGACAAGGATGGCAAGACCGAGTTCGACCCGGCAAAGCCAAGCCAGTTCATGAAATTTGTAATATCAGAGATCCAGTCGGAATATGGGGTACCAACATATTCCGGTGCTAATTTGTTAGCATTTCGTCGGATTGTGCATAAGTCCATTAGGCAATTCCGACCCGACATTAGAGGAACCCATCTACAAATTTTGTCGGACCGCATCCTTCCAGCCCTTTTCATTCCTACCGAAGAACACATCGCTTTATCTGAGGCGATGAGTGATCAGCGAACCAGCTGGTTAAAGAACCTGTTCCGATGGTCAGTGACTGGGGAGGACCAACTTACTGAGACACTTCATGAAAAGAAGAGTAGGTTGGTGAGGCCATCCGATTGAAATGGCCTTGAGAAAAGCGTTGGGATCTCGAGTGTGTGTGAAGGGGCTGACCAATTGGCCGCCATGGTGGAGGGTCATGTGGCCCATCCGCTACGCACGCATGAGAAGGTGGTAATCCAACGTAATTCCCAGGGCTATCGAAGTCGGAAACTGTCGAGTCTGTACCCCATTGGTGGGGGCAGGCGCTATGCTGTCCATAATGCTGATGTAGATACTACACTCAGAGGTCTGCTTGAGCGTGTGTATTATCGCGCGCTGCCGTTTGATAAGAATGCCCTCATTCGGCAACCTCTTCCTGATCCTGATTTTGTGAAGAAAAGCATGGGACCTTACCGAAATCGTTTGTTGAAGTTTACCAATCATGTCAACCAATACTCCGTGGATAAATTCCTAGGATGTTATGTGGCTCGCAAGTTGAGAACGTACACGAAAGCAGCGAAAAGTTTGGAAACTAGACCATTGGAGCGAAAGGATGCGTACATAGGCGCGTTCGACAAAGCGGAGAAAACAGATGTAACAACCAAGGAAGATCCATGTCCTAGGATAATACAGCCGCGGTCACCTCGCTACAATCTGAGAGTAGGATGCTATATCAAGCCTATGGAGAAGATGTTATGTGAAGCGATTAACAAAATGTGGGGAGATGTAACAGTTATGAAGGGCCTGAATGCGGATCAGGTAGGTGCCGCTTTTGCGAAAACGGCCGATCGATTCATTAAGCCTGTATGGATCAGTTTAGATGCTAGTCGTTTAGATCAGTCCATATCGGTGCCGCTTTTACAAATCGAACATTCCATTTATAATGCTGTAATACAATCAGCAGAGCTACGCGCTCTATTGAAGATGCAGTTATGTAATTATGGTTTTATTCGTTGTGAAAATGGATCGGTTAAATATGTTGTCAGTGGTGGTCGTGCTTCTGGCGATATGAATACTTCCCTAGGGAATGTTCTTATCGTATGCTTGTTGATGTTAATGTACATTGAAAGCGTGGACCTCACTGTTGACGATGTTGCATTGCGTAATAATGGTGATGATTGTGTCTTTGTCACAGAGGAGGAGAATTTATCGAAATTTGATGGGTTGCAGGAGTGGTTTCTGCAGTATGGCCAGTTCTGGAAGGTAGAGCAAGCCGTGCGTGTGTTGGAAGAAGTTGACTTCTGCCAGTCACATCCCGTCAGAGTTTTCGGTAAGTACCGCATGGTGCGTAACCCACGCGCCGTGTTATCGAAAGATCTCGTCTGTGTTAAACCTGTGAATACGGTTAACGACTGGCAATTTTATCGGAGAGCGATAGGTCAATGTGGAGCCTGTCTTGCGGGGGATGTCCCAATCTTCAATGAATATTACCAGTGTCTGATGAGAGGCACAACACAGAAAGACTCAACCAATCGCAAAGGAGTCGTGAGGGAGTCGGAACCTGAAACCGGGATGCAATACTTAGCGATAGGTATGCCTGAAAGGTATCGGGTGCCCGATGATGATACTCGCTATTCCTTTTTCCTCGCATTTGATATTACCCCAGATGTCCAAATAGCCCTTGAGCGTGAATATCGTTCAATCGAACCAGTCTGGAGGGGCGTTAACATAGTGTCTGAGTTTGGTAGCTTAACTACCCTCATGTAAGGGAATGCATGAGCCACCCAGCAGGTGGGGGAGATTATCCCAAAATAAAATGGGTCTGGAGTCCCTGCAAGTCAGTGTTAAATGTGGTAGGTGATGGCGTGAAGCGCTTGAGAAACCTGTTAACATAACACTTGCGTCCCAGGGGGCCAAAATGGTTGGAGTCCCAAACCGTAAAATTTTCCATGCTAATTAAAATGCCAAGAGACTGCACGGTCCGTTAGCACTCCAGATGAACAGTCCCCGTTTTCATACTCGGGTACCCATTACAAATATGAATACACACATCAAACACAGTCAAGTTCAAACCAATGACACAGTTGTAAATCCAGAAATGGTCAGCGAGGGGGCCGCTGTCGACGCCCCCAAAGCCCTAGCACAGGCTTCACAACAAGGTGCCCAGACGCACGACGAATTAGCAAAACACCTGAAGGACCAGGGATATTTCGTAGCTGGCCATTCCATTGGAAAGGCCCGCCACACGATTTATCTCCCATCACCAAATAGCACCGGTGAGTTCCAACGTGTTACCAGACTCGCGCGTCAAAAGAGGGAGTTAGCTAACAATGTAAGGAAGATTCCGTCCAAATCAAATGCATCCAAATCTAATAATCAGCCATCCAAAGCGAAAGGTAGTAAGAAATCAACTAAGGTTGTTTCTGCTCCTAGCGCCAAGTTTGTCAAGAATATTAGTTTGGGGCCTGTGATTGGAGCAGCAAATATGGCTAAATCAGCGTGGGACATGGCAGAGAGTTTTGTCGTGTCTAACAAGGAACTCATTGCCGCGGTTGGCGGTAATGGAGCCGCTGATTTTCTGGAACGGATATTGGTCAATCCAGGTGATACCATATTTGAGTTGCTAGCACAGGAAGCTGCTGGTTTTACGCAATACGTTGTTGAAAAGATGGATTTCGAATACCATCCTCAAGTGCCAACAGATACTTCAGGATCCGTCTTGCTAGCCATTGATTATGATGTCAATGATGATCCCGACTATCAATTTATGACCTCTGATGAGATTGAAAAGCACATCTCAACAAACAAGGGCGCGGTTACAACTCCTGTTTGGGATACCGTGAAGGCGAAGGGAGACACCAAAGCCATCATGAGTTCCGGAGAGCGTAAATTGGTACTAGCCGATCCCCTCCCCATCACAGATCTCGAGACCTATGATGCTTGCCAATTATTGATCAAAGGGAATGGACTTCCAACCGGCGCTCCTGCCGGTAAGGTCTGGTGTGATTATCGCATTAGATTCTTCGAGCCCAAGCTCAATCTTCCAAAACAATTTGGCATTACTGACTTTGTGGTCAGTCCCGATTTTGTCCATGCGCATAACGGCAGCGCCGTAAACCTCATGTTTAAATCTGGTGATTCAATAATGGTCAACCCTCATAGGTTGGTTATTGACGATATTGGAGCAGTCTATGGTATCCGGCTACCCGCTGGACTATGGAGAATTTCACTTTCGTTAGAATTGGACACAGTTCTTAGTGGGGCCACAGATGACATCTGTACGTACACTGTCAATCTTGTGACTCGCAGTTACACCGCTAAGACTGGAGCCACTTCTGTTGTGACCGTCAACACCAAATTGTACAAGAATGTGACAATACGTGACGCAACCGCTCCCAACATTTCAATTCCGTTCTTTTTCGACTTTTACATCAATGTCGACACCGCAGACATTACTGAAGGTAATGATCAGATATGGAGATTCTTCTCCTCTCTGTCATGGGGTGCCAACACTGGTGTCAATACGATTAAGAATGCATATTGTTTGTTGCAGCCTATCTAATCGGATGGTCAACCCCCATGACCTAATATGGGGGGGGGTGAGAGTACACCCCTCACACAAAACTGCTATCCCTCATGGCTTAAGATGGGGGGGGGTGAGAGTCACACTCCTCATACAAACTTGGTGAGACTGCCATAAAGCACAACTGTTTTATTGTGTATGAACTTGATAGTCCCGGAAACTATAATCGTCGATACGATGGCGCTGGAGACGCCGAGACAAAAACACCTACCCTGAGAGAAACTCATCAAACATGCAGGACACGCGACAATCCTGCTAATGACCACGGCCTTAGACGCGTCTAAGGGGGCCCGGGGGTCATCCACCAACCAAAC